ATATTACATCCTTTTTTATTTGGTTTACCTGATCTGTTTACAGATCTGAGTTCCCATCCACCATCATCAAATATTCTAAGACTCGCTCCACAACCTCCTGCTAATTGAACTTGATCAGGACGAGATGTTTTAGCATCAGTATTCAATCCGACTCTAAGAAATCCATCTTCGGGTGTGTTTATGACTAGTGGGGGAGTTTTTCTTTCCATTAATAACTACTCACACAATCAACAACCATAATTCCATCTGCAGGAATCGTTGAATCATAATCTTCTACCTTTCTATATCTCATAATGGGTCTCACAAGTGCTCCATAACCAGTTTTTGTTTTTATTGATAGAGCAGGAATCACTTTACAACCTTTATGAGCAGAAATAACTCTAGCATCAATTATTCTTCCATCACTATCTAACACCATTTTAAGTTGTCCACATTCACTTGTTATGATATCATCAGGTTTATAATCTCTTCCTGTGTTTATTATCTCAACACCTTCTATTTCTCCAACAACACTTATTCCATCACTATCAGAAATATCTGTTGGGATTTGATATCCTCCACCACCTCTTCTAATGATAATATTGACGACTTGACCATTTTCAACAATTGCTTCACCTTCAGCACCATTGCCTCCACAGTTGTCAAGGATACTTACAAAAGGTTTTGAGGTATAACCAAAACCAAGTTCTTGCATATTAACACCCACAATAGACCCATACTCATTCACAACAGCGTTTGCCACTGCTCCTATTCCTCCACCACCAAATATTTCTATCTTAGGTGCACCACATACTTTCTTATCTATAGGGCAAGGTCCGACTATCGCTGCAACTTTATCTGCATTCTCAAGATCATTTTCATCTAATCCAAAGAATTTTTCTATTCCATCATTGACTGACTTTCCAAAACCTACAGCATCAAATTTAGATGATATATCAATAGTTTTTTTGAAATCGAGTGTTTGTTGTTTTGATGGACCGAAGTTCAACGCCCAATCATATGGTTCTGGAGGGCATTCTGTATCTTCACAAGATAGCAACTTCAAACCTATCTGAACATAATTCATTGCTTTATCAAGAAAACCCATAAAAGACCCAATAGGACCCAGTATTCCTGATATAGTATTCATTGCATCACTTATCTTCTTTTCAATATCATTAAAGAATCTTGAATTCAACCCTGCTAAAAACTGCTCTGCAGCACATAATGGTGCTTGTACAAGTTTACCTATTAGTCCTATCAAAAATTCTTCTATAACATTTTGTAGACTCTTAATAATATTTTCTATAACACAATATATTGAATCGACTGCTTTCTTGACAGCAATATCTTTCAATAAACTATCGAGTTGTAAAAAACCCATAAGATTTTCTACCAACTTATAAATCTTATCAAACAAATACTTTCTTGCAAGTCTAATAACCGTTGCATATGCTCCAGAAATGACTTGTGCAGTGGTTCTTGCAAGTTCCGCTACATCAGCAATTTCATCCATCACAGGGTCAATATAAGTATCTTGAAACTTATTCAATCCATTTGTAACTTCGATGAATGATGCTAAAGATCTTGAGACTTCATGTAAAAACCCTTTACCACCTTTACATTTTTTTGCTTTTTTGACGATTATTTTCTTTTCATCAATATCATTCTGTTTAGTTACATTCTTCGCTATATTTACGCCATTAGTTTCATTAGGATTGACACCCCCAATTTGATTGAGTGCGGACCATTCCAAGTCTGGTTTAGCAAACATTTCATAAAACTCTGAACTACTATTAGATGCTAATAGATATTCAGTTTCATTTCTAATTGAAAATTCAGTTTGAAATGCCCCTAATATTATAGGAATTTGTCCATCCTCACCGTCAGCAAAATATCCATGAACTGTTTCTCCACCTTGAAGGCATAATGTACTGCCTGCATGATGTTTACCCGCACCAAATGTACATGGCACCGATACATGTGCCCATGGTAATTTCTCATCAGGTAATTCACTTGAAGGAGGATGCTTACCAAAAATTCTTACCTTGACTCGATACCCATACAGGTCATGATACTCTCGCCAAGCTGCATCAGTTGTCACCTGACCCACAAATGGCATGTTGCCATCTTGACCAAAGAAATGTACCTTATTGAGACGAGATTCCAGTGCCATTTAGTCGTCGTATACTAAACATTCAGGTTCATCTGGGTGCAAATCACAAAATAATTCGAGTGCATTAGGATCATGATGATCCCCTGCAGCAATCTCATCTTTGTGATGCTCTGCATACTCTTCTAACTCTTGCAATTCTTCTTTTGCATGTCTTCTAGCAGCAGGACTGGCAATTGGATCAGAAATGATCTCTTTATCGTGTGCTATGTGATCTTCTATACTTTTCATGTTAATTTAGAATAAGCGTCTCTAACTAATTTCAGTCCGGTAAAATCACCTTGAGATCCTAGTTGATGAGACAATGATTTAATCATATAGTATCCACTAGCAGGATTGTTACTATTGCTATTGGATTTGTCTATATTTATTCGAGGAAATTTGACCTTTACCACAGAACCTGCGGATAACTGTACGTTCATAGGCACTGTAATCACAAGTGTTTGTGAAAAAAGTGCAGCGTAACGTGATTGCCTCTTTGCTTCATATAATACATGTTCCTGTGGGGTAGTCAAGTCATTTGTGTAAGTTCCCTTATCTATAAAAGATAACATCATTCTTGAGGGTTTATCAGTGAAAAATTCAGGAACAAATGGTTGTTCATTCGACAGCATTGTAGCATTTACACCAGATTCTTCCTGAGATTTTGGTTTATACTCATGTATCCCTTCTGTACCCCTATAAGCTACTACATGTTTTCTTGTATTGATATCAAAGAAAGTATTATATGCAGAGTACTGACCTAGTGATAATTTTTCTAATAAATTATCATTATTAGACCATGAAGGTTCATCAACAATATGAAAGTCATTTTCTGGGTCTAGTGCATTGAATGATGCCACCTTTTGATATTCCGGTATACTATCTTTATCTTCCTTTATTTGACTAAAAATACCATCAGGACTTCTAAACTTATATCCTCTTATAGTTTCCCAAAAGAAAAATCCAGATCCACCTCTTGTTAGATTTTGTTGAGTTCCAATCTCAGGTATAGATTTTGTTGCCAGACTTACACATGTTTGTAATGGTCTCTTATAATTACCACAAAAAGATATTTTATTTCTTGGTTTCTCGAAATTTTCATCTAATACTTTATCATCTGATATATCTAAAGTATCCTTCAAAAACTTCTTGATTAATACATCCGCTTTTTCATCATAACGTTCGTAAAGTCTAGTAAAATGATTATGGAATGTGCCTTTAGACTCAAGTTGCATTACGAAGAATTCCTTTTTAGAAGTGCTACCAGATGTCTTGATATTACTAATAAATAATGGTTCTTTTTCAAAGTCAATAATACCAGAAGGAGTCTTTATACGAAAAAATACTTTTGATCCACTCCTTATAGGTATACCATGCAACTTTCCTGCAGTATCAAACACCATGACCTCGACATGAAATGAAGCATCTATCATGTCTTCATAAAACTGAATTGGTCCTAATTGTTCTGTGATTACAAATTCTTCTTTGTCATCTGGTGTTCTGACAGTAAAAAACTCTATCTTTGCTCCCTTTGAATATTTCATTATGCTGTCAACTCACTATATGCCTTGATGGTATTTATTGTGCCTAAGTAGGGATCTTCTGTATCAGAATTGAATGCTATATTATTTCCATTATTTCCATCATTAATAATCCTAACATCAGATAAATCTTTATTATTAGTATCAAAATTCTTATTTTTTCTGAATAAGTTTTTCTGTATTACTCTATTCTTGTTATATTTCTTTATTATTCTCTGATTCTGAAGAATTGTTTGTTCATTTGCTTTTTTGTTTAGTAAGTCTAGTTGATTTCCTTTCTTAATAATATTCTGTACATCTTCATTTGTGGATTTATTTTTTATACGTTCAAATTTTGGTTTATTCTGATCATATTTTTTGATTATTTTACTTGTTTCATCTGAAAATGTAACTTTATCCTGAGCTTTCAGAATTTTCTTTTTGCCGGGTTTTGTTCCACCTTTTGTTACTTTGGGTTTGACTTCGACAGGGGTTTTCTTTTTAAATATTCCCCCCTTACGAAATTGGATTGGTTTTGAAGGAAAAACCTTACCTTTTAATAGACCAAATTGAAATTTCTTTCCTAAAATCTTTTTAGCGAGTGTACCATTTAGCAAACTTAATAGGAATTTTTTAGTAAGAATTAATCCACCTGCCTTTATCACTGCTGCACCTATAATAACTGCACCCACTGTTCTATATACACCTGTGCCGATACCTCTATTATATGCTTTATCTACATCGCTTTGAGTAGCACCACCACGACCAAAAGGACCTAATAGGAAAGGTTTAAGTGCTTGATTATCTTTATCTCTACCTGTGGCACGTAATATAAATGCTTTCAAATCTTCATCATATTTTCTAAATTTATCAAGTGCCTTATCAAAACTGTCTAAACCTACTGTAAACTCAGTTCTTTTATTAATTCTTACTTCTTGTCTTTCTAATTCTCTTCTTCTAAAATTTGATCCCGTAACACCGGTTGCTCTGTCTGCAGCACCACTTGCAAGTGATGATCCGGCAAAACTACCTACAGCACCACCTAACAAACCACCTATAGCAATTCCAACTGGTCCTCCGAGTGCTCCTATAGATGCTCCTATCTTAGCACCTGCAGTAAATCCTCCAAGACCACCTAACAATCCTGCTCCTGCTCCTACCCCTGCCTGTAGATTTGTTTGACCTGAACTCTTTCGTCCCATGAAATCTGCAGCAGTAAAAGCAGTATTCAATAAAACATTTGTTCTACTTAGTCTTCCTAATCCTTTTACTTTTCCAATTCCTTTGGTTACTTTTGGTTTACCTTTTCTCAAAAGTGATGCCCCACCACCTATACCGGCACCTATTCCCAGTAAATTAGCATTATCATCTTTACTCTGTCGTTTTAAGGAAGAAAATGCTTTTGCTCTTGTATCACTTAATTCTTTCTTTTTGCTTAGTAAAAATGATTTTGCAATTATCTGTGCTCTATTACTAGTCCTTATAAGGGTATTAAGTTTTTGTGCTGATGATACTAGTAAACTTCTTCTATTCAGCAACACACCTATGTTCATACTACTGCCCCTCCACCATATTGGAGAATATAACTTATTTTACTATTGTCACTGAATTCAGGATTTACAGAGATATTACTACTTGATACTAATTGTGGTGAATATTTTACTCCTTCCATCTTATTATTCTGTCCGTCATCATCACCACCAAAATCAAATACATTTATATTTTCACCCATAGTATCATCATCTAAAAATGCGAGATCATCGTTTGTTAGATCTTGAGGAAGAGAATTAAGAAATAACGGTTGTATATCAAACATGTTCATATAGTTGTCAACAAAAGGATCTGATTCCCTTTCAATATTATCTGTATTCAAAGATTCTGTTTCTTCTTCATCAGATTCTTCTTTATCACCTACACCTAAAAAATTAAGAATTTTATCTTTGTCATCTCCAACAGATTCACCCACAGTTGGAGGTAATTCTACATCCTCTACCACTCCGGAAGTAAAAGGACTAGTTGTTATATTTAATTTATTATTGTTGACATTGGATAAAATATTGTCAAATCTATCTGTTGTTAATCTAAATCTCTTAACATCATTTTGTGATAGCAATTGTGGAAATGCCTCTCTCTTTGTCAATTCAAATCTTCTCTGATCACCACTACCTCTTGAACCTAAGAATGAACCTAAACCTAATAAACCACCACCACCTAATAACAATGGCAATAAACTTCCTCTACCACCTCCTCTTGGTGCTACTACCCCTCTTCCACCACCACCTCTAAGCATTCCACCTAAAACCACACCACTTGTGAGTCTTACAATATCTGGTAAGAGAGCACCCACTGCTATGGAGGCATTCTGTATTCCTCCACTAATATCACCCTCTAAAAATTGTTTTCCTGCTATGAGAGCAGTAATACCGCCAAGTCTCCTTCTAAAACCTCTAAAAGATGCTCCTAGTGCTGTTAGTCTATCTTTCTCATCCTCTAATAGTTTAAGTTCTTGATCATCAAGTTCCTTTTTCTTACTATTTGATGCCTGAACTTCCTGTGCTATACTTTGTAAATTATTTTTTACCTGTTCTATTTCTAGTGCTAACTTACCTAATGCAACAACATATTTGGGTGATAATTCTTTTCCTTCTTTTTCATTATTAGCAATATTATCATAGGCAATACTCATTCTCTGAGACAATGGTTTGACACTTAAAGGTTTCGGTTTAGTTTTTTCATCCTCCTTTATTCTATTTGGTATCATAGAATTTTGAGGTGTTACTAAACCTTCAGGGATCATCATGCCCCCTATCATCACCATTTTTTGTCCCGGATTAAGCATTCTTTGCTTGTTGGTTTTCTAAATTACGTTTCTCGATGAAGTTTTGAAGCATTTTTACATAAGTTTGCTTCTCCCACGGTACCATGTTCTCTATCTCAGTGATGCTCCAGTTATGATGTTGCACTAAAGCGAAAGTTGTCTCCATAAAATTTGATAAAGACTCATGATACATCATTATGCGAAAAAATTTGATAAACCCTCAATTACAATCTTGTTATCCTTTTTAGTATTAGGATTTGTCACAGTGGTTTTATAAACCAGTTTGGGCATACTTGTAAAGAATTCTTCAATTTTTTGAAACTGAGAAGAACTCAATTGCTCAATAAAGTCCATTAATTCTTTCTTTGTGCAATCAGATCCTGACCATGCTTCGTCTGAGTTGTAAATTTGATCTATACAATCAACAACATTTCCAAATGCTTTGTCAAGTAAATCATCTTTCACTTTAGATGGAAAGAAATTATTCTCAGCAAATTGACTAAAAGATGGGTATTTCATCTTAAGATGTAAGTCATCTCCCAAGTCTATAGTATCTGAATGTTCATCTGGAATATCTAATTTGATGTCAGACATTTGTATGGTCAAAGGGACTTGAGTCTCCCCGTCATCCTCACAAGTGACCAACAACTCCACAGATTCGCCGACAGATTTACCTCTTATATTCAAAAATAGAAATTCTAAATCAAAACTAGGAAGTTCGTCTATCTTCACACGAGAGATAACACATGACTTGAGTACATTCTTTAGAGTGTTGAGAATTGTTTTCTCCTCACCACTTTCCAATGCTATAAGTAAAGATTTCTCTTCTTTTACAAGGAAAGGTCTATATTTTATCTTTTTGTTTGATGAAATTAGATCTAATTCAAATACCGGTGTTGAAACCTTTGGTAATGGCATAATTATTTACTTCAGTGGCTTTATTTAGCAGTTCAAAAGGGACTTATATAATTCCTTGCTTTTTGCTTGATTACTCTATCTTCATCAGAAGTTCTAGCACCTCTATTGATAGTAAAGTAATCGTATTTGAAACTTACAGTTGTTTTTATCAATTCTGCATTACCATAGGCAAGTGGAGCAGCGATAATATTTGAAGGAAAAGCATTTTTCATATAATATGTAATAAAATAGGGTGTTCTTTTATCAACTTCACGTTCTGTTGACAGTCTCGACTCAGGCATTAGAAAATCAGAACTGAATGAGGTTATCTCTATCTCACACTTATAAGTTCTTGGATATTTCATATTTCTAAAAGTATTGTCTCTTGATCTTATTCCATCAACTCCACCATGCACCTGATTCTCAATTTGCATTGGAGAGATATAATCTACCCATGCATTGAATACATCTTGAGTATAGTAGTCTTTCTGAGAATAGAATGTAAGATTAAAATCAGGATATCTTCTATAAACTGCATAATTTTGAGTAACACCCTGCCTCAAACCACTGACTGATGCAGTTTGAACCTGTGTTCCCGGTAAAATTGCTTCTGAACAGAACAATGCTAAATTATCACCCGGTTCATTCATTATATTATTGGATGGTATCAAGACATGTTGCTTGATAAATTCCATTAAACTTGGGTCTCCAACACCCGTATTGAAGTTGATGTAAACATCATAGACATTATTGAAAGCAGGGAGAGCGTTATCGAAACCACCAAGATTATATAATTCCTCTGTTCTCAGATAAAATCTATCTTTTGAGAAAACTCTTGGATTAGACATCTAAATATATTGACAGTGTATACTATGTATGTCATATAAGGGGAAGTTTAGACCTTCCAACCCCACAAAATACAAAGGTGATCCCACAAAGGTGATATACAGGTCTTTATGGGAACTAAAATTCATGCGTTGGTGTGATGGCAATGTGAATATATTAAAATGGTCTAGTGAAGAGGTAGTAATACCATACAAATCACCGATTGATAATCGTTATCATAGATATTTTCCTGATTTTTATGTCAAAATGAAGAGTTCTACTGGCAAAATAGAGGAAAGATTGATTGAAGTGAAACCAGAAAAACAGGTCAAAGGTCCTACGATACAGAAAAAAAGAACTAAAAAATACATAGCAGAGGTATATGAATTTGCTAAAAATCAAGCAAAATGGGAAGCAGCAAAATCATTCTGCAAAGATCGTAAGTGGAATTTTCAAATAATCACGGAGAAAGAACTTGGCATCTAGTCTACTCAACACTCAACCATCAACGGTCGGGCCGGGAAAACTTTTATTGTTTAGATACTCTGCAAAGTACAAAGAAACACTTCCTTTCTACGATAAACACCCATTATGCTATATCATAGCAGCAGAATCTGGTGCTTTTTACGGTATCAATCTTCATTACACAAAACCAGCGAACAGAATGGCAATCATGAGATATATTGATGAGAATAATGATCCAACAGTGATAACGGGATACCATAAATATCTCTACGGTTACGTAAGGTCATCTTTTTCAGAGGTTCCAATGTCGGATTGGGAGAAGGCATTCAGTCTATCATTATCAGAATTTGTTAGAGTTCTAGGTGGTATTGAAATGCCGGTAAATATAGCGAGGTATCAATAATGAGTTGGCACGAGAATGCAGACTATTCCGGGAATC